GTTGGCATTTGGTTTACCAGCCTTGGTGTGTCTACGATGGCATTCAACCTAAATGGATTTAACTTTAACCAATCTATCCTTGACAGTAGCAATCGTGTCATTCCTACTTGGGCTGACATTCTGAACCGTCAAGGACTTGGAATGGAAGTAATGCATGAGCGGAATGCTCATAACTTCCCACTCGATCTAGCCACCCATACAGCTCCTTCTATTGGATAATTCCTATGTCTATGGCATATCGCGGCGAATCTGCTGACATTACTGTTCAGTACATGACTTCAGCCGCAAATAACGACTATCTCTTTCCCTGCTATTGCGGTCGGGGAGACAGTGCTGGTGATGGCGGTGTTGCTCAACAAGCCGTCCAAGCACAACTTCTCAGTCCTCATGGAACTGAACTTACCGCAACTTACGGACTCTAAAAACTAACTATACAAACTATTTAATTTAATGTTTAACAAAATTGCTCTTTCTACCCTCGCGGTGTCTGCTTTCGCACTGCCTGCTGCTGCAGGTGTTTATGTGAACGTCGAAGCTAACCAAGGCTGGTCCGGTGAGGACTATCAAGGTGCTCTGCTGGAGACTCACGTGGGCTATGAAAATGCTTTGGGTGACAGCGCTAGCTGGTACATCCAAGGCGGTCCTGCCGTGTCTTTCCCCGATGACGCTGAGCAAGTCGGCGCTGCCTCTGGCAAAGTCGGCATCGGTGTCGATGTGACTAAGAAGCTTTCCGTCTACGGTGAGCTGGCTGCCATCACTCCTGAAGGTCTTGAACTGGAAGGTCTCGGCGTTGGTGCAAAGACTGGCTTCAAGTACAAGTTCTAATGTCTCTATACAACTCACTTAAACCGGGTTCATCCCCTAAGAAAAAGAAAGCGTCGAAGCCTAAGTCAGTTGAGAAACCCAAATCATCTTCGATGAAGACGAAAAAGGTTCAAAACAATTACGCTCGACGCGTCTAAGTAACGTACGTTCATCCTACATGGAAGACAACATCTACGAAATACAGTTTACTGCCACCTCTATAAGAATGCTATACAAAGCCGTTTGCTTCGCCCTTGACCAATGGCCAGGCGGAGACCCAACTGAGCAAGAGTATTATGTAATTCTGAGAGATAGCTTAAAGCGTATCCTCCTAGAAGAAACATTCATGCTGGACGCATAACTCTCACACCATGGAACGGGGGTGTGGTACTTCATGGAGATTTAACATGCCTAATGTTGAACTGCAAGCTCGCGTTAAAGAGCAAGTGGCTGCTGTCAAAGCAGCGAAGCTGAAGTATCGCGGCGTTGCTTACCTTCTAAAAACTAAGTAGGTAGACCTAACGGGGAGGTGCAATTCCTCCCCTGCTTATTGGCATTGGCCCGTACGCGGATACCCTTTGCCGTCTAGACGGTGGGATAGACCACAATTTAATTTATCAAGCTTGGTAGAAACGTACATACTATTTTCTACTTTTAAGGACTAATCATGTCTGATATGCTAGTAACTAGTCTTGGTACACAGAATAATACCGGGACTACTCCTCTAGAACTTACCACTGCTTACAATACTAAGTACGACACTTATCTGAAGCTGTTTAGTGGTGAGATGTTCAAGGCGTATGAAAGCGCCTGTATCGCTAAAGATACTGTTCAGAACCGCACTCTGACTTCTGGTAAGAGTCTGCAGTTCATCTTCACCGGTCGTATGGAAGCTGGGTATCACACCCCTGGCGACCCGATCCTGGGTGAAAACAATCCGCCTTTGGCAGAAAAGACGATCCTGATGGATGACTTGCTCATCTCCAGCGCTTTCGTCTACTCCCTCGATGAGACTCTTGCTCACTACGATCTGCGTTCTGAGATCTCCAAGAAGATTGGACACGCTCTCGCAGAAGCTTATGACAAGAAAGTCTTCCGTACTATTGCTCGTGCTGCTCGTAGTGCACACCCTGTGACCGCAGCTCCTGGCCCTGAGCCCGGTGGTTCGATCATTCAACTGGGTGCCAACAATGAGTACAACGCTCAATCCCTGGTTGATGGTTTCTTTGAAGCCGCAGCTATTTTGGATGAAAAGAATGTGCCTAAGGAAGGCCGTACCGCTGTGCTGTCCCCGCGTCAGTACTACGCACTGGTTTCCCAGACTTCTTCCAACATCCTCAACCGTGACTTCGGTTCCTCACAAGGCAACCTGAACTCTGGTGAAGGTCTGTATGAGATCGCCGGTATCTCTATCCGTCGTTCCAACAACCTGCCTTTCCTGGTTACCGGTTCTGACAGCAACAGCGTTGCTTCAGTTAATGGTGAGAACAACGATTACACCGGTGACTTCCGCACTTCTTGCGGACTGATCTACGCCCGCGATGCTGCTGGTGTTGTCCAAGCCGTTGGTCCCTCTGTTGAAACCACTGGCTCTGACATCCGCACCATGTACCAAGGCGATCTGATCGTCGGTAAGGTTGCAATGGGCGCTGGTACTCTGAACCCCGCTGCTGCTATCGAACTGCAATCCGCCCGTAGCTGATAAGGAGGACTATTAAATGTCTCTTATTCCTGGTGTATTGCGTCGCGACTCAGTGACTAACGGTATTGGCGGACTCGACAGCACCACCATGAACCCCCCTACTCCCCAAGAGTATGGACGGGTTAGTGGTGATGATGCTGACGGGTCTTCCAGCACCGTTGGTTGCTGGGGCGGAACTGGCTCCAATCAAACTGACCTTGGTGGTCTCTAATTAATTATTAACTATGGCAAATTTCTCTGCAGCAGCCGGAGATGGTGGCGTTTCGGGTCCTACTAGCCCTACGCCTGCCACGCCTCAACTCCCGCTTGCCACGGTTACCGGTACTCTCGAAGGTGGTGACCGTTATGCTACTCACGCGACAGCTAACCAAAAAGGTACAGCTATTCGCCACTCGGTAGCTCAAACGCAGGGTGGTACTTCTTGGGACGGCAGCAACGATACCACTGGTAATCGTTCTGAAGTCTATTCCGAAACTCTGAACCTCCGCATGGCTTATGGCGGCGGCGCAGGTATTGGTCAAGATTGCGACTCTCCCGCTATTGATGAAAGCAGCAGCGATACCAATCGTACTGCCTGATCTTTTAGTAAAAAATTTTTCACGGGGGATCTTCGGGTCCCCTTTTTTTTATCCCGATAGATATGACATCAACTCCCACGACAATTGATGACGTGACCGAACTCTCCGCTGTTAATTCCATCCTGGGAGCTATCGGCCAATCGCCTATTAACGAGCTGGACTTTTCTAATCCAGAGATAAGTTTTATTTATAACATCCTTAAAGACGTTAATAGGGACATCCAAGATGAAGGTTGGATTTTTAATACAGAGCATCATTACACACTGAGCCCTGACGCTAACAACCAAATTGCACTACCTTCTAACATTCTACGGATGGATGTTACCGATGGTCAAAACAACCGAGTGACTAATGTTGTGAAACGTGGAGGTAAACTCTACGACAAAGTAGAGCACAGCTACAAGTTCACTAAAGATCAACACCTAGACATTGTTTGGCTCTTTGAATTCAGAGATCTACCCAGTGTTTTCCAACGCTATATCACCCTTAGAGCGTCTACCCGAGCCGCATCACAACTCGTTTCCAGCCCTGAGCTGACCCAAATGCTTGCACAACAGGAGGCATTTGCTCGTGCTTCATGCATGGAATATGAATGTAATCAAGGTGATTACTCAGTAATGGGTCACCCTGAAGGCACTAAATATCAGTCTTATCAACCTTCAATGGCTTTGAACCGTTATGCCTAGTATTTCCCAGACGATTCCTAACTACATCCTAGGGATATCTGAACAACCTGATCAGCTAAAACTGCCGGGTCAAGTAACTGATTTGAATAATGCTTACCCTGACGTTACCTCTGGTCTAGTTAAGCGTCCGGGAACTAAACTGCTGTCTGCAATGACTAATGCAGTTGATGATGGTAAGTGGTTTGATATTTACCGTGATCAATATGAGCAATACATGTGTCAAGTAACCACGACTGGATCAGTTAAGGTCTGGCGTTTAGTTGACTATAGCTACGTTTATATCCTCTCCATTCAAAACGGTAGCTCTGGTATTCCTAACGGTAGCTTCACCAATGTTGCTGTAACTGGTGGTACTGGTTCTGGAATGACGGTTGATTACACCGCTTCAGGTAACTCAGTCACTGCTGTAAGTATCAACACAAATGGTGTTGGTTACTCCCGTAATGACATTTTAGGTATCACTGGCTATGGCGGTGTACAAATCAAGATTGACTACGACAACGCTGCTGGTGAAGAGGTAGACGTTTCCTATGAAGGTGGTGGCTCTAGCTTTCCTTATTTGGTTCACACAGATCCAGACGACATTCAAACTCTTACTGTTAACGATTACACCTTCATTACCAATAGAAGCATCCCAACAGCAATGGCTGCTGCTACTTCTACTGCTCGCCCTAATGAAGCCTATGTAGATATTCTCCAGATTGCATACAACAAAACTTACACGTTCCGCTTACTTAATAGTTCTGGTGGTGTTATTGCTACAATTAACAGTTCTAAAACTCCTGCTGACACTACGGCTGGTGAAGTTAAAGCTAGTGATATCCTAAGTCAATTTAAGACAGCTGTAGACGGTACATCACACGGTGGTAGTAATTTCAGTTCCACTGTTATTGGTAACGGCCTTTACATTACTCATGCCTCTCAAGTATTCTCTCTTGATACTCCTGAAGCTCAGCTAGTTAACGTCTTTACTTCTGAAGTAGAACTAGTTAGCCGTCTTCCTTACCAGTGTAGGCATGGCTATGTAGCTAAGATTGTTAATAGCAGTGCTGACTTGGACGACTACTACGTCCGATTTAAGGGTAACAATGATATTGATGGTGAAGGTGTCTGGGAAGAAACAATCCAACCAGAAACTAGAACTACTATTGATAACACTACGATGCCTTATCAGCTTGTACGACAGGCTGACTCAACCTTTAAGGTGTCTGCAGTTGATTGGGGACAGCGTGATGTAGGTGACGAAACTACTTCACCTAGAGCTTCATTCCTCCCTCCTTATAATCATGACACTGGCGCAGAAGGTACTGGTAAAAAGATCAACAAGATGCTGTTCTTCAGGAACAGGCTTGCCATCCTCAGCGATGAAAACATCGTTATGTCCAGACCAGGTGACTTCTTTAACTTCTGGTCTAAGACAGCATTTACTACATCTGGGGTCGATCCTATTGACCTGTCCTGTTCCTCTACTACACCTGCTGTTCTTTACGACGGTATTGAAGTTAATACCGGTCTGATTCTATTCTCCAGAACTCAGCAATTCATGCTGGTTACTGATGCTGATACCTTGACAGCAGACACTGCGAAGATCAACGTACTCAGTCAATATAACTACGATGAAAATACCAGACCAATTAACATTGGCACTACTATTGCTTTTGTTAATGACTCCATCACTCATAGCCGTTTGTTTGAAATGACACGGATTGCTCGTGAAGGCGAGCCTGAAGTGTTGGAGCAAAGCAAGATTATCTCTACTAAGTTCCCTGCTGGTCTGCGGACTATCGCTGACTCTAGAGAGAATAGTCTTGTGCTATTTGGTTCTAAAACTCTTTCTCCTGAGCTATGGGGTTATAAGTACTTCAACCGTGGAGATCAACGTGTTCAGTCTGCCTGGTTTAGGTGGACGATGAGTGGTGATATTGTCCATCAATGCATCCTTAAAGATAACATCTTCTTTGTTATCAGGAACCAAGTACCTGGAGGATCTACTTATGCTTATACCTTGCATAAGCTAAACCTTCAAGAACGAGATAAGGAGTTATCTATTCAAGGTGAAAATAAAGAAATCAGAATCTTCCTTGATCATCGTGTAACTGTCTTGGCTGAAGATATCACCTACAACTCAGCTACTAAGAAATCTACCTTTACTACCCCAATTCCTGCTTATGGAACTTACGTTGTCTATACCTTGGAAGATGGGAACAATACAGGTAACGCCACTTACCCAACAGTGGACGGCTCTAATCTTGTGGTTGATGGTGACTGGTCCGATACTGATCTGACAGTAGGCTTCGAGTACACCATGAATGTCATGCTGCCTACTATCTACTATCAGACACAACAGGATGAATCATTCCGTGCGGATGTTCATGCCTCACTGGTGGTACACAGAATGAAGCTGGACTTTGGCCCTGTTGGTGTGTTTAAAACCACGCTACGGCGTAAGGGTAGAGTTGATTACACCAAAACATACAACGTAGCAGTGTTGGGTGCATACGAACTGGGTGACTTGCAGGTTGCAATGACTAAGCAAATGTCTATCCCAGTGTATGACCGCAACACTAACTGCACGTTGGAACTTATTTCACAACATCCTTCCCCCGCTTCGCTATATGGAATGTCTTGGGAGGGCGACTTCTCTAGACGATTCTACGAACGTGCCTAATTACATCCACCCACCCACCTTAGAAGCAGCTATTGAAGTTGCTAACAATCTCCGCCCCGAAGACCGCAGTGAAATTGAAGAGGGTCATGGTGAAGATCCTCTTCAGCTGCTGGCTGAAAGTGTTTGGGCAGAAGGAACTGTTTATTTCACCGTGCCTAACGGCAAGGCTGCCGGTATGGCAGGTGTAGAAGAAAACGGAATGATCTGGATGTTATGTACTCCAGCCATTGCTGAATACCCTGTCACTTTTGCTAGAGAAGCTAAACGCTTTGTAGACAGCAGAAATGAACCCCTTCTGTGGAATGCTGTGGATAAGCGTAATGTTGTTCACATCAAACTACTCCGCTTTCTGGGCTTTAAGTTCTTACAAGAATTTGAGCATGGCCCCAACAAACTAACCTTTATTGAATTCTGTAAGATTAATGGCAGGACCAACTAGTACTCTTTCATACCTTGCACAAGCTACGGGAGGACAAACTCCCACGCAAATTGCTTTCGGTGGCGGCTTAAATACGGGAATACAATCTGCAGGCGCAGGAACAGCTAAAAGCGGTGGCATCTTTGGTATGTCCAACGCTGGTGCTTTAACCGCTGTCGGTACAGCATTTGGTTTAGCTGGTGATATTGCTGGCATCTTTTCTCAAGACGCTCAAGCTAATGCTGCTAACTACCAAGCAAAACTTCAGCATCAATCCAACCTACAAACTTGGAAGTTCAGGAACGATGAAAGCCTGAGGCAAAGCCTTTGGCAGATTGATGACTGGGCTAACAAGAATATCTCTCTCCGTAAGAACTGGAACGCTCAAGTTGATGCATACGACTTTCGTAAGAACGTCTTTGACCGAACAAACGAGAACCTTATGGCGGCAGCTGATTCTGCCTATAAGCGTTCCTATACCAACTTCCAACGTCAGCAAGATCAAGCTGGTCTAGCTGATGAAGCTTCAATGCGTGAATATCTTTCTGCAATTGGCACCCGTTTCAACGAACAAACAGGTGGCTCGGCTGCACGCCGTATGTGGAATGACGATGTTACCCAAGCTCTCAACACAAGAGACTCGTTGCTGATGCGTCGCGATGCGATGAAGAACCTGGAAGATACCTACGACGATACAAATATTCGACTTACCAGCGGTCTTAACAACGCTTGGGCTGCACTTGGTTTACCGCCAATTCAACCAACAATGCTTGCTGAACCCTTCCTTGCACGTGGTCCTTCTACTTCACCGATGCGGGCTGCACGAGTTGACGGTTCTAACTGGACTGATTGGGCGAAAGCTGGTGGTAAAGCTGCTTTGTCTATTGCTGGTGTTCCTGGTGGTTTACAGAACTTCTTCCTTTGAACTAAATGAAAAGACGACTTTATCAAGCCTCCTCTACCAATAATGCACCCAGTCCTGTAAGCGTTCCTGACTTAAGCAATGCCATGAGGCAGCAAGCTCAAGAACAGCTTAGGGATGACCAACGGCAGCAGGCGCATAGTGCACAACAGAATAAGTATATGCAGCAACAAGCGCTGCGTACAGAGCAAGAACTTAAGGCACGTCAATCAGAACTAGTTCAGTGGGGTAAGTCAGTAGTAGAAGATTCTGCTGACTTCTTTGCAGGTATTCAGGAGTGGTCTGGTACTGCTCAGAAACTTGGTAACTACTTCGCTAAACAAGCTGACGAAAACGATAAGGCGATGTGGCTTGCAAAGGCCATGGAGGACTATCAAATGACGCCTCCTGATACATCCATGCTGGAGATGAAAGAAGGCGCCTTAGAGGCCGGGGAAATAGCCGCTGCGAGCACAGCTCGTGAAGCTATCAACGCCGGTATGCCTAACTACGCTGCAAACATCCGTGGCGCTAGTCATTCAGGTAAGCAGGTTTATATCTCAGAGATTGCCAAGCTTCATGGTCAGTCCTATCAACCGTGGCTTGGAGAACAGTTCCGTTCTAATGATCGACAAACTTTCAAGCTAAGGACTCCACAAGGCATCGTTGAAATGACGCCTATGGAGGCTGGTCAATCACACGATCCTCATATCCAAGCAGCTATGGCTGCCGCTCTACGCCCGCAGTACTTCACTGCCTCTGGTATGAGTGGATTGGACAGGGATGTAGTTAATAAGTACTTCATGCCTGAAGGTGTGAAAGGTGAGCAAGAAACTCTTAAGCAACTGAACAAAGCAGGTATTCAAGTACGTGCACAGGAATCACGTCAGCAAGCTGAACACACCTTGTACATGAAAGGGAATCCTGGATTGTTCATTACCCAATGGACTGGTACACCTGATAAATCAGGCGTCAAAAATATGACGTTTGATTCAGCTCATACAGCACTAGAACAGATCTATGTAGGTCAGCTGCAAAACGGCGCTAAGTCCAAGGCTCAAATCCTCAGTGAACTTGAGAATTCTGAACTACCTTATAAAGAAGGACACACCTATAAAACCTGGCATAAAAAGCGTTATGACAAGTTAGTAGAAACTCTGCGTAAAGCTGAGAAATCTATGTCTGATGCAGATGATGAAGCAGATGCACTAGAGAAGAAAGCTGATGAAGATCAACTCCTAAACCTTATTGGTGGTAGTAAAGAGAAAGCTATTAAAGCTCAAGCTAAGTTCTTTTCTCGTTGGAAGACTACTAGCCCTGCGATTGATCTAGTCATTAACCGGTTTAACCAAACCGATATGGGAGCAGCAGTTGAAGTAGAGCAAGCTAGGAAGCGTATTGCTACTGGTGTCTTTACTGAAGCTAACGCTAACGCTCTCTCCCACAAAGCACAGCAACTTCTGCAGAACGATATTCAGGTATGGCGTGCTCGTCAAGCTGGCGGTCATGACCAGGCTATGGGTCAGTTCCAAGACATTGTTAAAGACAAACTTGGTATTACTGACAAGAACATTGATCTTGAAGGCGATGGCGCATTCATTGTTCAAGAGATGTACCAGGACTACCTGACTTACATCGAGACCTCTGATGCTCCTGATGATGCAACCAAGCGCAGGCTTGCTCAAGAGTTTGTTAAAGAAAAGTACATTGGTAAGAATGGTGCTGGTGGTGAGTTTAGAGATCCTCAAAGTAAATACTATATTGATGGTTCTGGTTTCCCGCATTACTTTAAGAAGTCCTTTGGCGGTACCCGCTCTGAAGTAGAAGCTGCTTGGCAGCACCAACAGAATGTCCGCAGGGATATGCTTAAGCGTGACCCTGATTCATACCGTAAGCCTGGTTATGTAGACGGCGGTGTGGCCCGTAACTGGGTAGAGAAATACAACTCAACACCCCCTGAAGCCTACGACTGGCCTGCTGAAGTTAATGCTATCCATAAGCTCCATCCTAGTAAGCCAAAGCTAGAGATCTTTAACGAGATGATTAGAGCTGCAGGACAAGATCCTGTGCTGGATAAATTCCAAAACATACCTCTTATTGAAGGTATGACGCCGGAAGAATCCGCTCAAATGGATCAAATCCTTAACACCTCTAACTCTACTGGTGAGACTAGTAACCGTCTGCTTTACAACACCTCAGCACGGCAACAAGTTCCTACTTATACCCAACGTCCTGAATACGGCTTGATCCAACAAACTGTCGCTACTCTCCCCACTATGGATGAGGCGGATGCAAGCGCATTCCTTCAGTATTACAGGCGTATGAAAGAGGAAGGTAACGCTGTAAAAGTCTACAACGATGCCACGATTCCTGAGTTAATGCAGCAAGTAGTGAGTCTTACTACTGCATATAACGACTACGAATCCTTACACCCAATTATCGACAAAGCGATAGGAGATAACGGCTTGAACCCATCTACCGCATTTGCGGTGTTGGCCTTAAGCACTGGTACCGGTCCTGCAGGAATAATGGATATGAGCCTATCTGATATGCAAACTAGATTGCGTCAATATGGTGGCATCTATGCACGAGAAACTGGCAATACAGAAGCTTTAAGGACAACACAAATTCGACGTACAAACTACGACCCATTCTTTGGTGGTGTTAGTGACGCCAGTACTGGTTACGTCCAGGAAGGCGACCTGATTGCTGCATCTGATGGATTCATGATGCACAAGCTAACTCCAGTGTCTAGTGGTCGATTGACTTATCAGCCTACTGATTACATGGATATGGCTAAGATCATTGTTGGAGAAGCTAACCTTTCTAATGATGATATCTTCTTAGTTGCTGCAACGCTTATCAATCGCCATACTCAAGGCTATGAACAAGCTACCAGTATTCGTGATGTAGGCAATCAACCGGGTCAATACGAGGCTCATAAATACGGCATCCAGAACATCCGGGTCAATAACAAGCATCGCAGTATATATGACCTAATCAGTTCTGAAGAAGGTCAAAGAAAAATCATCCGTGCTTTGCAGATCCTACGAGGTAGGACTGATTTCAAAGGTACTTCAATGTATGGCAACCGTTCGTCATCCGATGTTCAATTCGGTGAAAGAGGGAACTATGCACACTATAAAAACCAATACTCCAGATTTGATCCACCGCCGTCAGTCATACCCTTGGATTGGCAACGAGTAGTGTTACCTGAATAACTATGCAACAACCCGCATCGGGGTTGTCTGATGACCAGTACAACGATCGATTACGTGAACTGGAAGAGGAAGAGAATGCCAAGCGTGAACAGCTTAAGCAATTAACTCAACCTGATCAGGCAGCTCCCGTACCTGCTACGGCAGAAGAGCAACCTGTACAACAAGAACAACCAGCACAAACTGCTCAGGAAACTACGGTTACTGAGGAAGCTGCTGAACCCCAAGAGCCTGAAGGGGAACCTAAAGAAGGCATGACTATTGAAAGTCTAGATGAATCGCAAGCTGGACGATTAGGTGCCAACTTTATCCCTGGACAACAAATCCGGGATACAGCTATGGACGTTGTGGATGCTGCCGGGAATGCGGTAGGCATCCCTGAAAACATCATGAATCACCCCCTCAAGCAAGCAATGAGGGATCCATTGAAACCCCTTGCTCTTGGTATGGGGGACTTTGGCCAGCGTGTACTAGACAAACTCACTCCATTCAAGATTCCAGAGATTCCTCAATACGAGAATCAAAGCTTGCAAGGCATGAGAGATATTGCCTCGATTGTTATGCCTGCTATCTATATGAAGCAATACGCCGTCAAAGGCGGTGCTGCTGCTCATAGCCGTCTTCAATGGAGTTTAGGTAACGACAAGCTTTTCAAGGCAATCTCGTTAATTGGTATTGATGTTGGAACCGGCGCTATTGCTGATTCCTTCGACCCTGATGAAGATGGACACAACGCAACTGGAACACTCAAGAAAGCATGGCCAAAAACCTGGGGTTGGATTCCCGATAGTTGGGCTACTTTGGACAGCGATAACGCTGACATTAAGCACAAAAAGCGAGTCCAAGAAGGCGCTTATTTGGGTCTTGCACTTGGTATGTTTGAAGGCTTCGCTAAGCTTATCGGAGCTAAAAAGAAGAGCTATAACGCTTACGGATGGGTTCCTGAGAACGAACGTCAAACAGCTTATCTGCAGTTAGAAGGTGAAGAGAACATCATTGATGTTAAAAACATGTCTTCGCTGCAGCAAGCAGAGAAGTACTACACCACTAATGCTGAAACCACTGGTAGCCCTTTCAAGTGGAGTGATCTAAGCAAAGATGAGAAAGATCAGTACGTGCAAAGCATGCGCGATCGTGGTCTGATTGAAAGCGTTTTTGACACACCGCAAGAGATTGCTGAGGCACACGTCACACGTGCACAGATCAAGCGTGATGAGATGCTCGATGGTCTTGGTGATGTACGTAAAGAAGCTGATCCCAACCCAACTGAGCCACAACTCGGTAACCACGATATGTTTACCCACCGCGAGCAAGGCGGTGTTACTAGGGACAACATGGGTATCTACGGAGCCCAAACTGACCAGGCACGTATTAATGGAAACCATGGAACCCGTAAGGGACGGCTTGGAAGTGTCTATACAGAGCCAGCTTTGGAGAATGGTCTGCAGCTGAGCACCCAACAACTCCGCAAGATCTACAAGAAAGCAGCCCAACAACTCCGTGCTTATGACGGTATTGATTACAAGGGACCTGATTTCTATCTCTCTAGTAAGCAGATCAGTGAAGCAGGTGATGAGCTAGCTGCACAGTGGCTAGACCCATCGATGACAGCTAAAGAGCTAAAAGAGAAACTTGATGCTTGGAAAACCAACACCTATGAAGGTGTGCAATACCTTGACGATCAAGCTTATGACGCAGCTATCAAGGCAACTAAAGGGTATTTCCGGCAGTACCTTGAGATGGATGAAATCAAAGCAGCTGCCATTCTCAATCACTCCTTAGCAGGACAAGTCTCTGACGTTGCTGAAACAGTACGCCACATGAGTGGTACTGAAGCAGTAGCCCGTGCTCAGGAAATGATCATGACTCGTTTGGAGTACTTGATGGCTGAGAAGGGTGTTGCTTCTTATATCAAAGGCCGTGGACTGAACATGGCAAACCGTTGGAAGCGCATGAAAAATGCGAACCAAGTCATTGCTGGTGTCCAGAACGGTGAGATCGAAATGGCTGAGCTCATCAAAAAGAAATATGGTGATGCTAAGCAGACTCTAGAAACCCTCCGGGGTATTAACAAAGAACGTCCTGAGTTCCTTGGACCGATGATGTTGGCTTACGAGCTAACAAACGGCAAGATCCACACCATGGATCAACTTAACAACATTGTTAAGAACAACATGGGGACAATCAGTAAAGCGTTTGTTGATGGAGCTCCTGAGATTCCGTCAATGGTTGTTGATGCTTTGATGAGTAACTACTACAACTCACTTCTGACCAGTATCTCTACTCCTGCTAAGGCAGGTTTAGGTAACTTGGTACAGATGGCATTGAAGCCTCTCAACCTATTCCTTGGCAGTGCTGTCACCTTAGATGGTAAGACACTGCAGCGTGGCTGGATTCAATACTCTGCATTTGGTGAATCCCTTAGCCGTGGCTTTGAGCACATGGCAAAGGTCTTCAGTATGGCTGCTGAAGATCCGAACAGTGTTAGCTACATCATGAGGGATGACCTTGTGAAGGTTAACAAGGACAACCTGATGCTGAATAAAGCATACGCTGAAGCTGCTGCTGATGCAGGTAACGATGGTCCTTTGGCATTGGTCACAATGCTTGAGGAAATTAACGACCTTGCTGAGCACCCATGGCTTCGCTTCGGTGCTAACGCAATGACCGCATTTGACGGATTTACCCGTGCAATGATCGGTTCATCTGAAGCGCGTATCCGTGCTTTTGATCGACTGCGTGCAGCTGGCGTAGATGTAACTGAGAAAACACTTAAAGAAGCTACTGAAGTTGAGTACGCCAAACTCTTTGATGACACTGGGATGATCACGGATGATGCCGTGGATTACTCATCTCGTGAAGTGGCTCTGAGTCTGGATAACCGGGGTGTGGATGCTCTCAACAAGATGATTAAACACTTCCCCCTTCTGAAAGGCTTCCTGCTGTTCCCACGTACTGCAGCTAACGCTGTTGGCGTCTTTAACCAGTCGCTGCCGTTGTCTGCCTTTGCTAAGGACATCAACGAACTGGCTTACCGCCCTACCAAATCTTTTAACGGTCCTGAGATCGAACGCATCCTGTCCTCTCGTGGCATCTCCACTGAGGGAGACGTGATTGCCAAATTTAAGACACTGAAGAAAGAGATCCTTGGCCGCAAGGCTATGGGTATGACCTTTGGCTTAGGTGCCAGCTACCTGTTCATGCAGGACCGCCTGCGTGGCGATGGTCACTGGAAGAAAGAAGTCCAGAAAGTCCGCCGTGAAGCCAATTGGCAACCCCGTACCTACAAGGGATGGGACGGCAAGTGGTACTCCTACGACGGTATGGGTCCCCTGTCCGACTGGCTTGCTCTGACTGCCAACGTCATGGACAACTTCGATGAGCTTGGTACGGCAAAGCAAGAGGAACTCCAATACAAGCTTGCATTTGTCATGGCTGCATCCGTAACCCAGAAATCCTGGATGGGTGCGCTTGAGCCGATGCTTGATGTCATGCAAGGCAACCCTGCAGCTATGGCTCGATGGGGTGCAACGTCCATCAGTGGTCTGCTCCCGTTCAGCGGCGTTCGCCGTGAGATTGGACAGATCATGTATCCCGGTCTGCGGGAAGTAGAGGACAACCTCATGTCCCAGCTCCGCAACCGCAACGCATGGCTTGATGGTGTTAATCCAGAAGGCGCCTTACCACGTCGTTTTGGCTGGGTTGAAGGTGACAAGGTTGGCTATTCCGATAACCTCCTGACCCGCATCCTTAACGCAACACTGCCGTTTAAGCAGTATGACGCTCCCTCCGCTCGCGAACAATTCCTAATTGATATTCAATTTGATGTGCGCCCCATCATGAATAAGTCTGATGGTGGCTTTAAGTACACACCTCAAATGAAAGAAGAATTGTACAAAGCTATGGGTAACGACCCAACTTGGCAACGTGCAATTGATGCTGCACTGAAGAAAGCAGCTTATACCAAATGGGTTGAGCGCCTTAGAGAAGCACGGCGTAAAGGTTTACCGAACGAACAAAAGCGAGCAGATCAAGAGTTCATGGATAAAGGCGAATTCGAGCGTCTTTACTGGGAAGTTGAATCTGCAATGCGTTCGGCTAAAAACCGTGCGGAAGAAAACGCTACCTTCAAAGATCAAATCCGCGCTTGGGAATCTAATGCTGTGAGACAGCAAGAAGACGCCCGCGCTGGAGTGATACCCCTACCTTATAGATAATTATGGCTGCATACGCTCCTGAACTAAAAAATGGCGCCGCAGAAACTTACACTTATTCTTTCAACGCCATTGATCTTGATTATGTCAAGGTAGGTTTGAAGAATAGCAATGGGACTTTCGACGATATCCCGAAGACAGGCAAAATGACAGGATGGGAGACCGGCGATCCCATCTATGCCTGGACTATTGATTCTTCCACCAACACTATTTCAATGACGGATACCCAGTTTCCTTCGGGAACTGGTACTGTCCGTGTCTATAGGGATACAGATCTCGATGATATCCCTATTACTTTCACTGCTGGTAGTGCGCTTTCAGCTGCTCAACTGAATGAGAACTTCTCTCTGATCTTTGATGCAACTCAAGAAATTGAAAGCAACTACGTGCAAGAGGACGGCGCTACATTCAGCCAAGTCCTAGACGCAAACAGTAACAAGGTTATCAATGTTGCTAACGGTACTAACACCAATGATGCAGTTAACAAGGGTCAGCTTGATGCCTTGGAAACTGACATTGATGCAAAAGTAACTGAAGCAGAAACTGCTGCAACTACAGCACAAAACTGGGCTACTAGCCTTGATGTTGTCGCCAGCAGCCTTCGCGGTGCACGTTTCTATGCCCAAGAGGCACAAGCGCAACGTGACTGGATTCAAGACAATGATAGCGGTGTTCTACGGGACACGGTATTCATGGGCTTTCGCGTAGAAAGCAATGGCGACTTACTTATCGACTACACACCTGCTACTACTGCAAGTGATATCGATAAAGAAACTGGCGATGATGGCTCTACGGAGTACAACGTCGATGATTACATAATTAAAGGTGATTACCACTGGGGATTCTTCCCAGCTGGTGCAATCGACCAGGGATCTAACTTACCCCGCTTCTCGTTTAACAACGGTAACCTTATCTACGATATCTAATGGCAACTCTTAATTTAGGCAAACTTAAATTCAACTGGCGGGGTAATTGGGTAACCGAAACCGCTTATGCAGTTGACGATGTAGTTTTCGACAACGGTACTACTTGGATCGTTACTACAGCTGTCGCTGCTACTAACACTACTCGCCCTGAGTCAAGCGCTAGCTTCGCTGTTATGGCTTCTGGCCTTAACTTCCGTGGTGACTTTAGTGACACTGCTGACTATTTTGAAAACGACGTTGTTACCCATGACAGCGCTGTTTTCTTGGCTACTTCCGACAACGACCCAGCTTCAGGTAATGAGCCAAACACCTCACCCTTGAATTCCTCTTGGGATGAGATCGTACCCGCACCTGAGAACAATGTTCTTACTACTATCGGTGATCTTCTTTATCGCGATAATACTGGTGCCAATGCTCGCCTTGCTGTTGGCGCACAAGGTGCCGGACTGACCGTTCAGCAAGATCCGCGTGAATCTATTCCTAGCCGTGCTATTCGTTATGACGAACCTAGCAACAATCACGGCAGGGCTCGTGACCAGAATGACCAGGCTGATGCATCGACTACTTTCGGTTCTACTGATAACAACGGTGTCATCTTCTGTACTCGTGGTCTGACCTATACGATCACTGTTGAAGTTGATAGTTCTACTCGTAACTACAACCTGCACACTGATGCAAGTGGTGAAGCTACCAACCTGCTTGGTACTGACCACGCTGGTTCTGCTAACGCAAACGTGACTAACGGTTCAGGTACTCTGAACTTCCAACCTGATTCCACTACACCGGATGATGTTTATATCCGTGACCACAACTCCAGCGGCCGTAATGTCCGTATCCGTGTTGTAGATATGGCGCTGTGCCCTTCTTGGGGTGCTGCACCTGCGGAAGATTCACTGGTTCTTGACGATCAAAGTGGTAACTTTACCCATACTTTGACAACAAATACTCTCAGTCAGAACCTCTCACTCATACTACCTAATAACAACCCTTCAACTGGTCAGGTCCTAACAGCTGGTACTGGTACCCCGGTTCAAAGTTTTTGGGGTAATATTCCTCCGTCTTCGACAGGCAATGATGGCTTGTTTGCAACCAATAAAGGCGGTACTACTATGAGTGGTTCAACCGTAACTATCACCGGCATTCCTAGCAATGCTGTCAAGATTGATGTTTTGTTCGATCTGGTCTCGGTTGACAGCAGCACTGTCTGGGGTATGCGGTTAGGTACAAGCGCTGGCATTGTGACAAGTAACTATAATGTGCAGACCTTCTATTTTGGTGGTTCAGCTGCTGGGGCGAATTATACCAATAATTTCCAAGTTATCCATTCATGGAATAGTGCCAGCTACTTTTACACTGGTAAAGTGACATTTAATAAGTACCATAATAATATGTGGTTTGGCACAGGTATAGCTTGGGAAACAGGTACTGTCACTTACGCATTTAATTCTATTGGATGGGTTGATTTAGGTGGCACTCTTGATCGCCTTCAGTTCACTCCAAACAGCGGAAGTATGGACAACGGTTTCTACACAATAAACGTATACTCTGAATAATGACATTAAAACACATCACACATAACGCTGTAACCGGCGAAATCACTGAAGTTTCATATACAGCTGAAGAAATTGCAGCTGATGAAGCTACCGCAAACGCTAACGCTTTGCCTCTTCTTCGTGGTCAAAGGGATCGCTTGCTTACCGAAACTGATGTTTACGCACTTGCCGATCGCACCCTTAGTGATGAGATGCGTGCATACCGTCAAGCATTGCGTGATCTTCCCGCTAATACTTCTGATCCTAAAAACCCTACCTGGCCTACTAAACCATCTTCATAATTATGATCGCCCTTATCCGTCCAGTCCTGTTCTCTTTTCTGAACTCTGACAAAGTAAAAATTCTGATTATCGATATGCTCACCAAACTAGCTGAGTCTACCGATAACGAAATTGATGATAAAGCCGTTGAGTTTGTTGCCAACGGCCTCTTTCCTAAGAAGTTCTAATGGACTTAGGGGAGCCGCCAAAGCTTCCCTATATGTCCCTCCCAGAACCGCTTAATTTGCCGGTTCCAATACTGGAGGTACCAGATGCTCATGTACCTAGTTACAAGCCCATTGTGGTGCCTCCTAGCGCCCTTAGAGCGCCTCCTGGGATCAAAGGGAAGCCCTTAGATGGGAAACAACCAACTACAAAACCAAATACCCCAACTACTCCACCTAAAGCACCGGAAGTTGACTATGTAACGGTACCTATTATTGATAAAGAGGTACCAATACCTAGTCAGGAAATTCTGGTCACTGCCGTAAGTACTGCCACTGTGTCAGTTGCGGCCACCCTTACAGCTACTGCAGTTTTCAAACACATTGTTTCTCTAGCAAAACCCATCATTAAAACTGCATGGACAAAGATAACAAAAAAGAAGGAT